CCATGGAACATTAGTCACACATGGACTTATATTCCGTCAGAGCCTGAAATAGTATTCGGTATGGACGACATCGATCAATGGCACAAAATCATCGGTGATGGCGCCCGTATGCAGGTAGCCAGCTGGTTTTAATCTTTTTCGCTGTTTAGTGCAGCCAACATACTTCTAATGCCAACGGCATGATTGGACGCTTTGCTCTTAGGCACATTAATCCCTTCGTTGGGATTAATTTCTCCATTCTCATCAATAGTCTCCGTTACAGAGCTGGTACGCTTTAATCCCGCATACACGCTGTTACCACCAGATGAATTACCTCGGCCTCCACCAGAATTAAAACTACTTTCCTGCTCATCCTCGCCCAGATCTGTAATACGCAGAGTTTCAACGTTAAACTCTAAATCAACCTTTTGGCCCACACCTGAACTACTACGAGTCTTCATAAACTGAATTTGATAGCGTCCACGTTCTTTCATAGCACGACTTGTAAAGATACCAATAACGTTATCTGCTGTCATGATCTTTGACAAACCACCTGAGATATGACTGTGATCGAATTCAATCTCTTCAACAGCAGAACGATTTAACTGTGACGCTGTGACTGTAATACATTGTGTTTCCATTGCTAAGTTACGAATCTCTTCTGACACATATTTGTCCTTAACAAACAGATCACTGGGGCTAACTTTAACACTTAACGGCATCATCAAGTCCAAATAGTCAATAAGAATAACGTCAGGCTTGCATCTCTTTTTAACTTGATATTCTTTTAAGTATGCACGAATGTCGTTGCAGTTCTTACCCGATGGCATATACTTGACTTGCAAGTTGCCAGACTTCTTGCCCAGCATCTTAACCTTAAGTTCGACATCGTCGATGCTCCTAAACACTTCGCGAGTACTGATGCCTGTCATCATAGAATCCAGACGCATACTCACTAATCCTTCACTCAATTCAAATGTTAGGTACAGCACGTTGAGCCCTTGGAGTGCCCAGTTAACACCAAGATTAGCCAGAAACAAGCTCTTGCCGCCGCCAGAGCCAGCACAGAATATATTAAGCTCTCCGCGATTGAAACCTCCATACAGCTTCTTATCAATGCTAGGCCATCCTGTAGATATTTGTCCATTGCCATCCTTTAGTTTGCTTAGTCGAGCCCTCGGGTCCTCAAAGTAATCAGTGCCCATATCCTTGTTCAAACTGATCTGAATAGCGTCTTTGATCAACTTCTCAACTGGTCCGTAGTCTCCTGCTTCTAACAGATCACTGGAATCAATAATAGCTCTTTCTAACCCTTTATGACGACTAAAGTTTTCAAACTCATTCATTAGCCAATCATAATTCTCCCTGGGCAGTTGTATAGGATTTAAATCAGAGCCTGTGCTGGCATTAACAATTGTTGCCTCGGGCATTACTTTATATTCGTCTACATACTTGGTAATGAATGCGGCGATGTCTTGTAGTCGTTGGTCAAAGTTTAGCGGATCAAAAATGTTTTGACAACGAACAAATGTCTCTGCATCGCTCATAAACATTTCAAGATACAACTTTTGTATATCGTAATTGTAATTTGGCTTAGGTTGTTTTTCTTTTTTATTCATCATCTTTTATTGCTTCTAATTTTTTCTTCAGTAAATTTATTTTTATCTCGCCCGTAACCTTGTAGTGTAAGATTGTGGCTAAAGTATACAATCGTCCATATTTCTTTACAGCATCGGCTATGTCCTTAACTTCATCTCCCCAGGGAGGTAAACTGGCACTCCAACCATTTGCAATTGCATGTTTCAACATTTTTGCACCAGGGCGATCTCTATCCGGTACAACAACAACTTCTCGACCTAGCGCATTTATTCTAGCAACTTGAGCTTCGTTTGGCTCATTGGTCATAATGCCTACACCATCTACAGCAATTGCATCGAACTGACCTTCTGAGACAATTACATATTTTCGATCATACGACTGTGCATCGATGTTAAACACATACCCGCTCTGACTATCAGTCAAGTACTTAGGCTTGCCTGGTTTAATTTTACGACCAGTGTACCCTACAACTTTGCCATCTTGATAGAATGGAATAATAACTCTATCACGGAATCCAGGTGCAGCACTCCAATGCCAATTATACCATTCGTAATTCATTCCTCTGTCTAGCAAGTAATTTATTACTGCTATTAGATCAGGATCTTGACTTCCTGTCTTAACCCACTCTCCTACACTTTTACATTCGTCAGGCAGTGGCTTTTCAAGTAATGTTAGGGAAAACGATTTCTTAAAGACAGGTTGGTCGTCTTTAATCTTTAATGTAGCTAGGTTGAGTTTCCCAATATCAATCTCACTCATACCTACCCAACTAAACAGGCTTTTAGTGTTCTTACTTAAAATCTTACCCGGAGTCCATCCTGCCGCAAAGCCACAATTGAAACAGTGATAAACAAATCCGTCTTTTTCTATCTTCACTCCACCTCGTAGTCGGTCATCTGGTCGTTCCCCTCTGTGATGACAGCAAGGGGCGTTGAAACTAGTCCACCCACCGGATGTTAGCTTTCGTTTAGAAGGTAGTAATGCTAGTAATGCAGATTGTATATCGTTCACTAGTACAGTTTACGATCTGTACAGTATTTTGTCAACTGTTCCGGAGAATGCAGGATTTCTATTATCAGTATCTGTTGGGCCCTTGGCAGGAACATATCTAAATCGAACATACGAGTAAACACCGTTGAAGTTTACATAATCAATTCCGGTAAAACCGTTATACGTTAGTGTTTCAACTACACTATAATTTCCGCTAGCTCCCGGAGTATTGTCTAATGTAGCCTCAACATACATTGTGCCTTTAAACGCAGACATATAAATGGCAGCGGTATGTAGTGCGGTATTACCGTTGTATTCCGGGTTTGCATAAATGTTTCCGCTACGGTAATGATATAAGTTACTAGGATCATTCCACACTACTTCAAATGAAGTTACGGATACGCTGTCTTTAAGAACCGGATAACTATCATTTTTTAAATGCAGGGTTCCGGCAACATCGTAATAGGTGTTAGAATATGCAGGAGTATAGCTACCATCAGTGTCTAGGAGTTTAACAGTGTATTGGTAACTGGTTCTATCTAAATCTAGAGTGTCACTTTCGTTAAGTGTGAGCAAGGCAAGACCGCGTGTTGCTGTTGTACCTTCATCTAATATAGTTAAATCTTTTTCAATTATTAATCGTTGATTAGTTGCGTCAAACATGCTAAACACGACTGTTTGTGTGTTAGAGACTGTGACCTTCTTCTGGTCACTGTTTTTAAACTGGACCCGAACCTGGTTCTTAATCCCTTTTTGTATTTTTAAGTCGCGTTGATACATAACTTGATTAACTCCCCTAGTAGTTGTGTCCATATCTAATATAACATTGAGAGTATTTGGATATAAATAGATTGGTAAGTTTTGCATAAGAGTATTTATTTTAAAACAATGAGAGATCAGTTTCAAGAAAATTTCCCCTTTATTTCCTGCGTAAAGTCCAATGATAAGGAATACGTAGGTATAGTTATTAACTTCGACGACTATGTAGCCAGTATCTATGATCTGTCTATGATAACCGGAGAACTAGAGCGCCAGCTTTTTTTAGAAATGGGGGAAGTTTGGTGGTGGGAATCTAATCGTAAAATACCAATTAACATTTTCTTAAAGAAAGAAATGCAGGTATTTAGACCGTTTATAAAAACGTTTAATGCTAAAGATGCTGATCTGATGTTTGGACCGTTAGTCAATCTTAGCGAAATTGCAGAAAAGCGCATTAAACGCAAATCAATACAATTAGTACGTTCAGTTAAGAATAACCGTAGCTAATTTTTTCACATAGCATGTTCATATGGATTACTACTAATGCTGCATAGCTATGGGCGTGACTTTTCTTAAAGAAATATTCATCCCCGGCGGGTTTCTGCCAAACTTCTTTCTTCACGGTCTGCCAATCTTGCCCAATTAGATATCGTTTGGCAGGACGAATCACTGCTAACACCGCAGCCAATTCTTCTATACTTGTCGGTTTCATTTGTTTCAATATTGACCCATGTCCGTTTACATGAAACAAATTGTTGGTAAAGTCGTCTTCTAACAATAGATCCCATAGTGGCTCCGTATTAAGCAATCTAACTAGATGTTCTTCGCTTTGTATATCTTTATACACATTGACATTTAAGAAATCTATTTTAAGATACCCTCGTGTCTCAGCTTCTTTATAATCAATACTAGCAGTATCAGTTAATGGATTGTACGGGATAGAATGACAATATACACCAGTATTGTGCTTTTTAAAAGTTCCATTATCTTTAATTGATGCAGGAACATGCTTGATAATATCGAGCACTCGTGTCCTGTCAGCAAAGTCAATATCAATATCCGTCATTTCTAATCTCGTCGTATGATGGTGCGTAGTTACCACGGTGTTGAACTGTGATACCTGCGGCTATGTTAGCAAACAGTATAGCTTTTTCTATGTCTTTTGTAAAGAGATATTGGGCAGTTAATGCAGCTAAAAATGTATCGCCACATCCACATACATCCATAACTTCTACTTGTTTGGTGGGATATGTCCTATCTTCATTTCCGATCATTTTGAGTAGGGCACCGTCTCCGCCTAAGGTTATAATTAAATTTTGAGGAATTGAATATCTATTTTTGTATTCATGCTCAAAATTTAAT